GTCCAGCGCACAAGCTCTGAAGCAGCTGTGAACGTAGCTAAAGCCCAGTCCACGTCGGCTGAGCCAGACATTCAGATAGCTCAGCTGCAAGGAAAGATCGAGATGAAGATGCAAGAACTGCAGCTTCGCCGCGAGCTGGCTGATCTGACTAATCAAGTCAGAACAAATCAGCAACAAACCCAAGCTGCCGCAAGGATTGCCGCTACCGCGATGCAAACCGGCGCGAAAGATAATCGTAACCAATAGGAATTGATATGGCTGAAAGTCAGGAAGAAGCAACGAGGAACGTCATGCCTGGGGCAGACGCACCCGAGCCTGTACAAGAGACTCTGGATCTGAACTTTGGTTTAGGAGAAGAGGAAAATGAGGCCGAATCCACTGAAGAAGTGGTGGAAGACGCTGTCGAAGAGGCAGAAGAGGTTACGGCGGAAGCTGAGGAAGAGGATGAAGATGACGACGAAGAGGAGGTAGAGCTTGAACAAGCGGCTGATGCTACGGATGAGGTTGTTGAGGAAGAAGAAACCGCTGCTGACGTTGAGGACGCAGCCGAAGAAGAGCCGGAAGTAGCGCCGAAAAAGCCTATGGTGCCGAAATCACGACTCGATGAGGTGCTTGCAAAGCAAAAAGCGTTACAAAAACAGCTTGATGACATGAAGGCAGCGCAAGAAGTTGCCGAAAATGCGCCTGAAGAGTACGACTTCGACTCCAAAGAGGTCGAATATCAGCAGTTATTGCTCGATGGCGAGGCTGAAAAGGCTGCGGCACTGCGACAAGCCATGCGAAAAGCCGAACGAGAGCAGATTGCGTACGAAATGCGGCAAGAAATGACGCAGACGGTAGCGCAAAACCAGCAAGCTACGGCTTTGCAGACCGCTGCTAACGAGTTGGAAGCTAATTTTCCGGTCTTCGACCAGAATTCTGACGTTTACAACGCTGAGTACACCCAAGAAGTGATCGATTTGCGCGATGCGTTCATCACTCAGGGCTTCGGAGCGGTAGAAGCGCTAGGTAAAGCGGCGAATTTCGTTGTGAAAAGCTACGATTTGGTCGACTCATCACCAGCGACGTCTACTTTGGGCGCAGATACAGCGCCAGCAGCCCGTCAAGCTGACGAAGTAGCTAAAAAAAGAGCGCAAGTAAGCAAAAAACTCAAGGCTGCAGAGGCTCAACCGCCCGAATTGCCTGGGGAAAGCTCTGCTAATCGCGGCGAAAAGCCACTAAACATTGCTTCAATGACTGAAGACGAGTTCAACTCACTACCAGAAGCTACATTGAAGCGGCTTCGGGGCGATATTTTGTAGGTTTGCTATGGCGCACGAGAATAGAAGGGCCACATTACTGAAAAAACACGGACTGAAGGGGGTAAATAAGCCAAAACGCACCCCCAGCCACCCGACAAAGTCACACATGGTGCTGGCTGCGGTAGGCCACGAGATGAAGTTGATCCGTTTTGGGCAACAAGGCGTGAAGGGCGCGGGGAAAAACCCCAAAACAGCCAAGGATAAGGCGCGAAAAAAGAGCTATTACGCCCGACACAACGCGCAAGACTCCAAGCCGTCCAAGCTGTCCGCTCGGTACTGGTCACACCGCGTTAAGTGGTGATCTTTTTGTTTGCAGGATAGTACTAATAGTACTATTCTGCTGACATCGTCTATCTAAACGATATTAGGTCGTGCCGTACACGTTAAAAACGTATTCGCCTGTAAAGGCGTAAAACCTTCCGAGGTCGCGCCTCGTTAATAAGCGCTAGTTCGTCGCCTCACGACACGAGGAAACGGATTAGCCGCTCCACAAGTCGGCTATGAACGGGCTTTGCCCAACATATTTATACGCATTAAAGGAACCGATATGGCTCTTACTAACTTTGCGTCGCTGACTTCAAACCAATTAACGGCTTGGTCTCGCGACTTTTGGCAGGTTGCTCGCAACATGTCTTTCATCAACCAGTTCGCAGGATCTGGTCAAAACGCTATGGTTCAGCGAATCACTGAACTTACTCGTAGCGAAAAGGGCACCAAGGCTGTCATCACGCTGTTAGCTGATATGACTGGCGACGGTGTAACCGGTGACAACACTCTGGAAGGTAATGAAGAAGCGCTTCGCGCCTACGACATCACCGTTGAGCTGGATCAGCTGCGCTTTGCTAACCGCATCGCCGGTCGATTGGCTGACCAGAAGTCAGTTGTAAACTTCCGTGAGCAGTCTCGCGACGCACTTGCATACGCAATGGCTGACCGTATGGATCAGCTGGCGTTCTTGACGCTGTCTGGTATCGCTTACACCAGCAAGACGAATGGCGCTCTGCGCACCACGTCCTCCACCACCGGTCTTGAGCTTGTCGATTTGGAGTTCGCTTCAGACGTTTCTGCTCCTACCACTAACCGCCACCGTCGTTGGGACGCAACGAGCGGTCTGGTAGCCGGTGACACTACTGCGACTGCCGCTGCTGACAAGATCAGCTACGAGTGCATCGTTAACCTGAAGGCGTACGCCAAGGATAACTACATCCGTGGTCTACGTGGTGCCGGTAACGAAGAGGTGTTCCACCTGTTCTTGACCCCACAGCAGATGGCCTCCTTGAAGTTGGATTCTGACTTCTTGGCGAACGTCCGTAACGCTGGCATCCGTGGCCCTTCAAACGGTCTGTTCGCAGGCACAAGCAGCCTGATGGTTGACGGCGTAATGGTTCACGAGTTCCGTCACGTCTTCAGCACTGAGGGTGCTACTGCCGGTACTTCGTCTAACGCAGGTGCTGCTGGTTACAAATGGGGTGCAAACGCTGATGTGGATGGTGCTCGCGCATTGTTCTGCGGCGCTCAAGCTCTGGCGATGGCCGACATCGGCAACCCTGAGATTGTTGAAGACACCTTCGACTACTCAAACCAAGCCGGTATCTCTATTGGCAAGATCTTCGGTCTGCGTAAGCCCAAGTACAACAGCGACTACAACAGTGGCGTTGAAGACTTCGGTGTGATTGCGCTCGACACCGCTCAGTAGAGTGTTTAGCCCCCTCTTCGGAGGGGGCTATTTTTTTGGAGATTGATGATGCGAAAAAGACCTTATGCACGTAGAAGTGCAGCCTCTACTAGCCGCAGTGACCGCCTAAAAGCAACGGTGGCTCGTATGGACGAGAAGATGAAGGCGGCTAAGGCTGAGAAAGCGAAGAAAGCGGCAGCCCAAAAAGCAGCTAATGCTAAGACGAAAGCCAAAAATCAGGCAGCGCGTAAAGCAGCCGCAGCTAAAAGACCTGCCGCGCCTAAAAACCCTAGAACAGGTCGCAGCGGTGGTTCAGTAGATTCAAAGACCAACATGGATTTTGACGCAGCGCCTCGAAATACAAATCGAAACCCCCGCGCTCGTAATCAAAGTATGCAGCGCGACGTTACAGGCGGCGTGAAGACTAAAGCTGGCACGTATAAGACGTTCAAAAAGAAGTCTGCTGCCGCTGGCAGCTTCAGATCTGCTTTTGACACTGCTCGAAAAGCAGGCGCGAAGACGTTCACTTGGAACGGTAAGCGATACACAACGGCGCAGAAGTAATGGCATATCACGCAGCACCTAAGAAAAAGAAGAAGAAAAAGAAGTCTTCTTCGCCATATACAAGTTCACCACGAAAGATGATGAAAAAAGGTTATTAACTATGAAGGTTATTTCAGATAAAGAAATCCGAGTAGCCACATTAGGTGGTGCGGTCGTTCTATTCCATGCAGGGGTAGAGCGCGAGATCTCGGATGAGATCGGCTTAATAGCCCTGCAGATGGGGGCCAAAGAAGTAAAGGGTGCCCAAGATCAGGTAACAGCGGTTGCTGACGAACCTGAAATAGTTGTTGAAGCAGCCCCCGAAGAGCCAGCTGAACTTGATTCTGAGTTGGTTGGCGTGATGGAGAGTCTGATGGACGAGGGCGATCCTGAAAATTTCAAAGCCGACGGTACGCCAAAAGCTGCCGCCGTGAATAAAGCCGCTGGTCGTACTGTCTCGACACCCGAACGCGAGGCTGCATGGCAAGAGGCTTTGAATACCTAGAGGTAGGCTATGACTGTAACGGTACAGAGCGTAATTGACCGCGTTCAGGCAATTTTGCAGGACACCACCGGCATCCGCTGGCCTGTCACAACTGAACTTGTTTTGTTTATCAACGATGCCCAGCGCGAGATTGCCTTGCTCAAGCCTGATGCGAGTGCGGTCAATGAGACTGTAACGCTAGCAACAGGGACAAAGCAGTCCATACCCGCAGTTGGTAACCGTCTGTTGCGCGTTGTGCGTAACATGTCCGCAGCTTCCGGCGGTACTGGTGCCCGTTCCATCCGGCTTGTGTCCCGCGACATCCTAGATTCCCAGACACCAAGCTGGCATGACCCCACGATTACCGGCGATGCCGCACATACGAATGTCGTAAAGCACTATGTTTATGACGAGCAGAACCCTAGGAACTACTACGTTTACCCTGGAGTGTCGGGCAGTGCTTACATCGAGATCGTGTATTCAGCCAATCCGGCAGCGGTTACCCAGTCGGGGAACCTGTCAATACCGGACATATTTGCCAATGCGGTAGCGGACTACACGCTTTTTCGGGCCTACACGAAAGACGCAGAGTACGCAGGGAACAACCAAAGGGCGTCGAGCCACTATAATTTGTTCATAAACTCTGTCACCGGCAAAGCTCAGATCGATGCGATAAGCAGCCCTAACGGTGGCGTAAGCGGTCAGCGGCCCGTGCTGCCGTCGCAAGCAGCGGGGTAAGACATGGCTTCTTACGAATCGCTCTTGCCAGACATCATTCCGATGGTGTCTTCGTGCCCAGACACGCTCATCGAGAACGCTATTCGATCTGCGACGATAGAGCTGTGCGAAAAGGCTGGGGTATATCAGGTCGAGTTAGACCCAGTAACGACCATCGCTAATCTTTTTGAGTACGACCTTGAGCCTCCGTCGGGTACGACGGTGCATGAGATATTGTGGATTACCTACGATGGCACGGACTTGGAGCCGATCACGTCTGCGTTGCTAGAGCAGCGGATACCTGAGTGGCGTCAGTCGGGCAATGAAGGTACCCCCGAGTACTTCGTAAAGCAGTCGCAGAGCCTGTTTTACCTTGCCCCAGTACCAAACGTCACAAAAGTATCGTCCGTACTAATACGGGCCATTCTGAAGCCCACACACACGTCCACGTCATGCAGTGACGAGGTTATGAATGATTATCGAGATACGTTGATCAATGGTGCATTGACACGCCTGTTGCGTATGCCATCGAGAGAGTGGACAGATTACTCAGGGGCCGGTGTTTTCGCGGCCCTATTTAACGAACAGCTCGTCGAAGCAGAGAAGCGTGGGCGGCAATCAGAAACCAGAGTAGCTAGGAAAGTGAAGTATGGCGGCGTGGGCGGGAACTACAAACTTACAAGAACACGGTACTCAAAGGGATGAGCCGGTTCTTGGTGATATTCGTGAAGACTGGGATCGTGTTCGTGTTGGTATCGAGGCAATCCTACAGGCTCATCCGCAGCTGTCTTTCAGACCTGAAGACGTCTATGCAGAGGTGGTGGCAGGCAAAGCAGCCTATTGGAAAGCGCCTGAAGGATTTGTTGTCACGAGTATTGAGGTGGATGGATTCACATCCAAGAAGACCCTCCTTATCTGGCTTGCTTGGTCAGAGAAACGGGGTCATCGAAACGCTCTCAAGTATCAGGATTTTTTTAAGGCTGTAGCCGCCGAGATTGGAGCGGAGGCCGTTGAGGTCAGAACGACAGTTCGGCAGATGGAAGACATCTTAGTAGATCACGGTTGGGAAATAGATCAGGTTGTTTACAGGTACAGGTTAAGCAATGGGTAGTAAACCAAAGAAACAAGACTACAAAGCGACGGAAGCAGAAAAAGCGTCGGCTTCTGTTGCCAAAGCGAATTACGATTTCTTCAAGCAGAACTATGCACCGCTGCTGCGAGAGATGCGTGATCAGTCTCAGTCGGACGACAATCGACGAGCGCTTCGTGGACGGGCCAGCGCAGACACCATGCAGGCGTTAACTGCACAGCCGACGTATCAGCAGACGCAGAATATTTCTGGTGCGGGGGAGATGTCGCAGGCGCTTGGCGGACAGCTAGGTATTGCGGACGCTTCAGCAAAGAAGATCCAAAACACAATGGCTACGAACGTGCTTGGGACAGCCCGTGGGCAGGCTGCTGATGCTCAGAGCGGTATGGCTCAGGCATCGAGGCTCGCTACTAGCGAGGCGCTGAATAGGGCAAGAAACAATCAACTCGTACGGGGCGCTCGTAATTCAGCTATAGCAGAAGTAGCTGCGGCAGGGTTGGACGCTTACTCACAGAAGAAAGCTGGCAAGAACGAAGACGGATCGAACAAGAATAACTTCGGCACCCGTTTCTTTGATGCGCTGCAGGGGGGCTAGATGGGACGAATGCAATCAGAGAGACAGGTCGACGCCATCTCTAATCCATCTTCGACGGACACTGTGGGGTCTTTACCTACAGTAAGTGATCCGCGCAAAACTTATGCTGACATTACACGCGGTGAGTACAACGATTACGTACGTGACTATCGGCAGTTTGAGCTAGATCAAATTGAGAAGGCGAAGACGGATACGTCGCTGATCGACTCTGCCCGAGAGGATTCTGCTATGGCAGGCCAGATAGCAGGCGACGTAGCACAGCGAAATCTTTCTCGATATGGCGGTCAGCTCACGGCGGCTCAAGCACAGCAGCAGCAAAGGTCGCTGCAACGAAATACAACGCTCGGGTCAATTCAAGCCTTGAGCGATGCGCGTATAGCTCAGCGCGAGGCTAATCAGCTTTTGCTGTCCGACCTGATCAACGTAGGGCAGGGCGTCAATCGCGCTTCTCAAAGTCAGTTAGGCCAAGCCGCTGCGGATCAAAGCAGCCGCGAAACGGCGTATCGAAACGCGAGAGCGCAGTCCAAAGCACAGACGTATCAGACCGTTGGGTCGCTAGCGAGCGCAGCGTTAATAGCGGCGTTTATTTAGGTGGGAACATGGCGAGTATATTAGACGGGTTACAGAGAGGCGCAGCTA